CGTTGGGCGCCGGTTGGGGATTGCCGGTAAGTCAGGTTCTTTCTACGGGCGGCTGCTGGAACGCGGCCACCGGCTAACCAGGTTCTTTGGTTTCCGGCCGAAGAAGGAGAAGACTATACCGGGGCGTTGGATGTTCCTACGGACGTTCAATCGGCTGAAGCCAGCGATTCAAGGGGAAGCGTTCTCCGAGTTCCAAGAGTTCATTACGCGTTGGAATCCGCCACCCAGCAGCAAGGACGGTAGCTGATGCCGCAAACCGTATGGAGCATTGAAACCGCGGTGCATAGCCAAATCAGCGCCACGGCTGCCATTACCGATATCATCGGAACCAGCCCGGTACGGGCGTTCCCTGAAATCAGGTTTGACGGTGCTGCTCGGCCGTGCATCGTCTACGAACTGGGAAACGCGGTACCGTTCCAGGTTCTCAGCGGTACCCCAACCCTGGTTAGGTCTACCGTTTCCATCCACTGCCTAGCCGATGATAAGAAGACGGCAGTAGAGCTGGCCAGGCAGGTTCAGCTTGCATTCCAGAACTGGTCCGGTTCGTACCTGGACGGGGCCACGGTCAAGATTACGGTCCAGGGTTCTAGGGTTTCATCAATCGTGACGGACTACCAACCCCCGCAAGACGGTGCTACGTACGGTTTGTTTATCAGTACCGTTGAAGTAACTTCCCTGCATACCAACTAACCGGAGCGCATAATGGCATTCTCTTCATACGGAACCACAATCACTAAGGGTGGCGTTAGCCTGGGCGAAGTCTATTCGATTCAGCTTGGCGGGGCTTCGCTGGCTGAAATCGACGTGACCACGTTGACCAGTGCCAGCAAGGCATTCAAGATGGGTGCTGAAGATCCAGGCACGGTTACGGTTGAACTCTTCACCCCGGCGGATTACTCCGCTGGTATTGACGCGCTGGTACCAACCGCTGGCGCTACCGTTGGTGATAACTACGTAATCAACTGGGGCGATAGCGCTGGCGCCACCTACATTACGGCCAGCTTCAGCGGCCTGATTACCAGCGTTAGTATCAATGCTTCCACTGATGCGGCAGTAACCAGCAGCGTTACTATCCGGCTCACCACGTCCATTACCTGGAGCAACTAATGGCAATCGTCAGTAGCGGAACTCTTCTTCGGGTGGCGTCTACGGCTGGTTCCCCCGGTACCGTCAATACCGACGTTGGCGAAGTGACCAGCGTTAGCCTGGACGGTATCACGGTGGCTGAAATCGACGTTAGCAGCATCAGTGATTCGGTCAAGGCGTTCATTTGCGGGAACCGTGATAACGGAACCATTTCCTGCTCACTGAATATGCCAACCAATAGCACTGGGCTATTTAGCTACCTGCGTCCAGCAACGTACGCGGCCGGTGCCGATTACCGGAAGTTTACGCTTCGGTTCGGCGCCAACACTACTACCGGTGGTTTCCAGCTGGCATTCAACGGATACGTAACTACGTTCAATGTCAGTGCTGGCGTTGACGCAGCGGTAACGGCGGATATGACTATCCGCATTGACGGCAATATCACCTGGACGGGCTAAACCATGGCATACGTCAGCAGCGGTACTACCCTGTCAGTCAACTGGTCATCAGTCTATCTAACCGTTGCTGACGTTACAGCAATCGCGTTTGATGGAATCACGGTTGCCGAACTTGATACGGGCGATATCAGCAGCGCGGTAAAGTCATTTGTTACCGGCAATAAGGACAATGGAACGGTAAGCGTTTCGCTGAACTTATGGCCATCGGTTGGTTCCGTTTCTGAGGCGCAGTATTACTTGCGTCCAGCGCTGTATAAGGCTGGTGCTTCACCTGCCAACTTCCAAATCAGGTTCGGTGGGGCTGGTGCTGGTTCTACCGTTACGTTTGACGCATACGTAACCAGCCTGAACGTGAACGCTGCCGTTGACAGCGTGGTAACCGCTGAAGTTACCCTGCGCATTTCAAGTGCTTTGACCTGGACTGGTTGATAGATAACAAGGAGAACCCGCCATGACCGCATCCAAGGATTTCATTTTGAAGCTGGCAGCAACCCTGCCGGTGGAGCAGGTTTCCGTTTCGGGCGTTGCTGAGCCTATTTCGGTTCGTGGGCTGACCGCTGGCGAACGTGACGCATTCGAAGCGGCTTGCTTCGTTGGCAAGGGACCCAATCGGGAAATGAACTTCGTGAACCTGCGCGCCAGGCTGCTGGTCAAGTGCATTTGCAACGCCAGCGGTGAACGCTTGTTCCAGGATGGCGAACTAGATTCGGTGGCAGCCCTACCGGCTAAGGTCATTGATCCGCTGTTTGAAGTTGCGCAGCGGCTCAGTGGAATGGGCGCCAAGGACGTTGAAAGCCTCTCGGGAAACTGACGCAGCGCGGCTTGCGCCGGTTCATGTTTCGGCTGGCGCTTGCCCTGGGCATGACGGTTGCCGAGCTTGAAACGCGCATGACTGCGCGTGAACTTGCCGAGTGGCAGCTATACGATGCGCTGGAACCCATAGGGGGGCTGCGTACCGATTTCGGCTTTGCCATGCTGGCAGCGCTATACGTCAATGCGCATAAGCGCAAAAATGACCAGCCAGCCAAGGTGCTGGATTTCATGCCGTTCATGGATAAGGGACCACCGAAGAAGCAAACCCCGCAAGATATGATGGCGGTACTGAGGATGGCAGGGGGCTAAGCATGGCCAACGTAGGTGACCTATACGTAAACTTCAAGGTTTCTACGGACGGGCTTCAAGCCGGTTTGTCCGGGCTGAATAACTTCGTTACTGGCAGCAAGCGTGACCTGAACGCCATGAATGGCGCGGTTGACGCACTGAGCAGTACGCTGGCCAAGCTCGGGGTAGATCCATCGGTAATCGGGCGGCTTCGTGAGTTCGTATCCATCGGAACCAAGGGGTTTCCGAAGATGGTTGAAGGTATTGCCGCGCTGCAACGGCAAATCAACCAAACCGATATCAAGCAGGTAACGGTAGAACCGCCCAAGCTGCAAGACTTGGAAAGCATCCAAGTTCAGATTGCCGCGGCCAAGAATGCCGTTGCCAGCATGGAGGAGAACTACGCGCAACTGGCAAGCGGCGCCCAGGCAGCCATTGACAGTGATAAGCGCGTAATCCGTTCCAAGGCTGAACTATCCAAGGTGACAGAACGGCTTGGGCTCGGCGCCCAGGCAATCATTGATTCCGACGCCAAGGTAATCAGGTCACGTGCTGCGTTGGAGAAGGCAACCCAGCGAGTAGCAGCTATAAAGGAGAAGCTAGCCAGCGCTGACGTTACTGATCCAGCAGTACGGGATAGGTCACTAGATCAGGCGCAAGAGAGAAGGCAGAAAGCAGCCGATAGGTTGGTCACTGCTCAGGCTAAGGCGCTGGAATCGGTAAAGAAACAAGAGGCAGCGGCTGAACGCTTGGCTGCTGCCCAGGCTAAGGCTAGGTCTAAGTTTGATGCTGGATTAGCGCCGGAAACCGCGAAGCTTTCGGCAGCACGCGAACGGCTTGCCACTATTACCGATAGCCTGGCTGAAGCCGAGCAGCGCAACGCGGCTGCCACCACGGCTATTGAGCAAGCCAAGCGGCTGGAAGCCCTGACGGCTGAGGCTGCGGCCAACGCATCCAAGCAGGGTGGAGCGGTTACGGCCGCCATCCGTTCGGTTGGGCAACTGGCCAGCAGCATTCCTGACCGGCTGCTATTCGCCGGTGCAAGCCTGGCCGAATCAATGCAGCTGGGCGTTGCCAAGTCACGCGCTGCGCTTGCTTCTCTCTTCGATACCGTTCGGCAGTTGCCCAGCCGTATCGGTGGCGCCAGCGCTGGTATTGCAGCTGCGTTCACTGCCATTCCTGCCACGTTCGGACGTGGGGTAGAGGCAATCAAGACTGGTGCCATGGCGCTGGATAGGACGTTGACGGGGCTTGCCGTCACTGCATTCCAGGCCGGTAAGTCAATCGGCGCGGCTATCTATGCGGCCATCGGTCCTATCGGCTTGGCGCTGGCTGCTGCCGCTGCGCTGTATGCGCTATGGGACAAGCTGCGCAGTGACGCTGAGAAGGCGGAAGCCGCTACCGCGGCACGAATCGACGCCAACCGGCAGCGCAGCCAAAGCGTGTTTGAGGCCGGTATTGAGCGAATCAAGAACCTACAGCAGGAAGCAGCGCAAGCCCAGCAGGGCAACGCGTACCTTGAAACGGATATTGCCCGGTTGCAGGAACTGATTGAAGCCCAGGACGGCCAGCGCGAATCCTTGAAGCAGCAGATTGATAAGGAACGCGAACTGCGTGACGAACTGAAGCAGAATAAGGACGCCCAGGTAGAACTTGCGCTAATCGTGGAACGCCGCGAAGAAGCGGAACGGCGGCTGCTCACTGCGCGTGACAAGCTTTCCCAGGCTCAGGGCAGGGTTGCTGGCGGCTCGGGAACCGATGCTGAAGTAGACGTGGAAGCGGCTGCCGTCAAGGATCGCGCAATGCTGGTTGATTTGGCGCGCGCCGAAGAAGAAGCCGCGCGTAAGGTGGTGGAACAAACCGCAGCGCTGGTGAACAATGAAGCCATGCGCATTGATAAGGCGGCTGAACTGAAGCGCATTGAAGACGAAGCAGCCAAGGCGCGCAAGGCGCAGGAAGCGCTAACGTCAATCCTTCAGGGTTATGACGATGAACGCGTACGGGCCACGATGACCGCGGCCGATTACGAAGAAATGATTTTGCGGCGCAAGTTGGAGCAAGCCGGTATTACCGATCCAACCGACGTGAATAAGGCCATTGCTGCCAAGGCTGCGCGCGACATTACCGAGCAAACCGCACGGTTTGAGAAGGAGCAGCAAGCCAACGCTGAAGCGCTGCTGCAACTTGGCATGGATCGTGAGCAAGCGGAACGCCGAGTGTATGAACTGAAGGTGCTGGAAATGAACCTGGCACCGGCGCAAACGGCGGAACTGCTCAGCCAGTATGACGCCATCAAAGCCATCCAAGAGGCCAAGGAAGCCCAGGAATCCATTGCCAGTGAAGTGGCCAGCATTGAACGTTCCATGCTTGAAGTGACGTTGGGCAAGGACGCTGCCGAGCGTGCAATCTACGAAACCAAGCTACGCGCGGCCGGGCTGGACGGCGAAGCGCTGGAAATGCGTTTGGCTGAGCTTGACGCGCTGCAAGCCCAGCGCAAGCAACTTGAAGACTCGCGCAAGCTGGAACAAGAAATGAACCGGCTGAAAGAGGATCGCGCAAGGCTTGAAGAGCAGGTGGCCGAAGATAGGCAGCGTGCTATTGAACGCGCAGCGGAAATGGAAGCCGAGCGCCAAAGCATGACCGAGAACCTGAGTACGGCTATCGGTGGAATCACCATTGCCGCTGCCAGTACGCAGGTGGTGGACGTTCAGAAAGTCATTGCTGACGAAACCAAGAAGACGGTAGAAGAGCTGCGCAAG